CAAGCATAGATTTGACCTGCAGAAATAAAGGAAACTAACTTGCTGCTGTATAAAACCTCAGATCCATTCTTTAAAACTGAGACTGTCCAGACGTTATCTGTGTAGCCCTGCAAAGCCTCTAAGAATATTCTAAAATTTAGGTTTAATCCCGTGTTTAAAGGCTGTGTTTTATTCCATCTAAATCTAGTCCCTGAATTTTGAATAGTAAATCCTGAAGCCTCTACGGATGTAAATCCTAGCAGATGGGTAAAGTCAGAATCAGTAGTGACCTCTTGCTCAAATAGGTTAGTAGTTTGATTTAGTAGGGTAGTGCTTTCTCTTGTGATGGTCTTCTCTGCCGTGATCAGTAGCAACTTTCTGAAGTAGAAAGAATTAAAGAAAGGAGCAGTCACTTGGAAGTTAGCCTCGGCAAAAATCCTTCTCAAAATCTCGGTGACAAATACAGCAGGCTTGAAGTTCTTGATCGGGTAGGTGATTGAGTCAACACTATAGCCGTAATCTACCAAGGGGTAGACATAGTTCTGCGCACCTTCTACCCATTCAGTCCTATTCCAAGAGTTCTGAATATTGGTTCTATTCCAGACATGGTCATAGTCTGCAAAATTTAGTTCTGCAAGAGTCTTATCCCCTAGTTCGTGGAGGATATCCCGAAGCCTACCGAACATATTGACCTCATAAGTGATGTCTCCTTCCCTAGAATTGATCTTAGACATCCTCAAAACCCCGTCAAATATCTTGACATTATCAAGGAAGATCTGCGCTTTTGCCTGTTTAGCAGGGTTAAAGTTTACCCCTATGTTGACATCCTCTTCATAGTAGTCATTATTCACAGAAATATCAAAGATGTTCCCAAAAAGGCTTTGATTTTTTGCCGTGTTTGGCAGGATAATAGTCTTTGAATAGGAAGTATTTCTCCTTTCAATGTCGCTAACATCCGCCACCGAGAAGGTGAAGTCAACGTCAATGTCTCCAAGGGTATCCGCTTCGATCCCTTCTACGAATAGCCTTGCGCTCATATTACCTGTCGGGTGTTTAGTAGTTGGAATTCTACGTCTATTTCTAAGTTGAATAACTTATCCGAAGCAGTTTTCTTCACCTCGTAGGTGGTAGCGTTAGGCTTCACCGGTATCCATGAAGGTGTGATGTAGTTATCATTCACCAAGTTCAAATATACCAAAGGGGAAGAGTACAGTTCCCTTAGAAGTTCAGCCTGCACGTCATTAATGTAGTCCGAAATGATTCTCCAATTCTGAGTTTCCTTTGTGAAGTAGATAGGGTTCACGTTCTTTACCACGATCCCATTAGCCTCGTATATATCCCCGTTATAGTTTCTCTCATAGCCTTTCTTTTCAATCTGAAAACTAGTCTTATTCACTAGGTCAAAGTTGAAGAAATCATAAACCCCAAACTTATTGAGGTAGGCTATCCGCATCGGATCGTACCTGCCACAGGATTGAGTATATAGGGTAGCAAATTTGTACCGCCTTGCTGAGCCGTTATTCCAATTTACGAATAATTGAATAGATGCCACACTACCGCCATAGGTCAAAGGAGTGATCTGAATGTAAGTGATGTGCGGGCTTGTTACTGTGGTAGGTGTAATATAGTAGGTCTGAGTTGTAGCGTTATTGTAGGTCACCAATAGTTCTACATTGGTCAAAAGGCCTGTATTGATAAAGCCGAAAACCTGAGAATCAGTTTCTCTTAGTTTGATGGTATCCCATGCAGTCAAAGGCTTGTAGACTGTGTTGCTAGATCCCCAATATTGAGCCTGTCCTGAGTACCAATTCTTCAACTCGAGCAAAGGCAAAGCACCTGCGAAAGCGTACTTGGTCTCACTCACTACTTCGCTTGCTAGGACTATCACAAATTCCCCATCTACCTCATAGTACTCATAGCACTTCAGGTAGTATCCCTTGATAGCATTCTTTGAACTTGAGGAAGTAGCCGTTTCATAGAACCCCTTGCTGTAGGTAAAGTCTACAGAGACATATTTTGAAACATCGAATTCTACAGCATCTCCAGGATCAGCAGGGCTATCGTAGTATGCTGTAGTTACGAGTTCATCATCTGAGTTGTATACCTTGACCACATACTTGAAACCGATCTCTTCCGAGTTCGTGCTGCTTATCGTGTAGTTAATCCGATTGAATGCCGGAAGAATGTCTATACTTGGTTCTACTAGGGTTATCATTTGCTTATTCTTAAAACGAGTGAGTCTGCTCCAATGGTTTGAATGTCGACATTGAATTCGGGAGTCGCTTCATCGATTGATTTCTTAATGAATTGCCTTCCTTCAATACCATATTTTTTGATGTAGTATGCTAATCTTTTTGCACTTGTTGAAATCTGAGGTAGTACATTTCTGCCCTCTATCAGATTAGTCGCCTCTATCTCCATGTTCTTTCTTTGCATCCATCCTTGCAACTGCTGTAAGGCTTCAGGAGGCATCCCGTAGGTCTTGAATTGGTAGAACTTACCCTGATCATTCTTGTAGGTCTTCCGCTTGTTTTGAATACCCCTTACCCCCTTGTCTATGTAGTCGGCATAGTCTACCCCTATTCCAATCTCAAGCCTGTATCCGGTCTTTGTTTCCTTTACCCCGATCACAGAAAAAGAGGAAGACAATCTACCTGAATCCGCAGGTGTATTTTTGGCTAGGTTTTCAACTATGTTAATGCCTAGTTTGGTCATGGCATCGCTCACGTTTTTGATTAACGTGCCTTCTACAGCAGCGACATATTCGCTAGGCTCGAGTTTCCTTCCGCCTATGTTTAAATTCGCTACTTGAGTTTTTGTTGCAACTGCCATTTCTTTAACTGCGCTTCTTTGTCCTTATTGTAATCCTTCAAATATGCAAGGGTATTCAAGTACTCAACTACCCTCAGATCATAGGCATCATTTACCTTTATGTTCTGGAAGTCTGCGACCTGCTTAGTGCTAAATACCCAGCCCCACCTCGCCATAAATCCACTACCTTCTTCGCCATCTCCTGATTCACCATTGAGGAGGTTATGGTATTGCTTATTAATTCGCTGAATAATTGACAAAAAAAAAGCATACAAGCATATACTTCTATGAATTTTGCCCCTAGCAAATCATCTGCCACCACGTCATGAGGCACTACCCCATAGCCCTGATAGCGTTTGCCTTTCATCGGTAGAAAGAAGCACGCTGCAATCTTATTCAACTGCATGATCTCACCGCTAAAAGCAAGAATGTCAATGTACTGGCCTGCCGTGATCTCGTGTAGTTCATGGCAGAACTTGTACCTATTCTCCCCTACCTGCAAATAGTCTACAGGCTTGGTCTGTGGGATATTATTGAAGAAATCCAACTTCTCTGCGTAGGTATGCATGAGATCTCGATACTTGTAGGTATCATAATGCTCCTCACTTTTGCCCTCCACGATAGCAAGCATCTTTGCCTGCTTCTCAATGATATTCAGATTTGCGTTTGTTTCGATATCGTACAGGCTGATGAACTGCCCGACAGTCAATTTATCCCACATAGTTTTAAATATATTTTTTTGGTTTGATGTATCTATCGGAAGGAGTACTTGCCTAGGTGACTATTCGAGATCTTATTCACCACCGAATAGCGGAGTGCATCCAGAGCATGGTTGAAATTATCTACAGGCTTGTTAGTCATCTGCCCGTTTTTATCCTCTATGTATTTGTAGTTTCTCAGTTCCTTGATTAAGTTGTAACTTCCCTCCGTTGCAAAAAGGTTGTATCTCCTGATGATGTCTATCCCTAGATTGATTGCACCCTTCACCACAGGCTTCACATTCCATCCCATCCGGTAGATCTCCTCAATACTTTTAGGCTCTGCTGAATCGGCAAAGATCTCATTTGACTTATCAAGCCCTAGGCTCTGCATTTCTTTTGCTATGTCCTGATTGGTCATCCCTGTCCTGTAGATCAGTTCATCTACATACATAGAATCCTCAAGGATGTAAGTCCTTACCAATGCTGTAGGATCGTTGCTAAATCCAAAGTCCAAACCATAGGCCACAAGTTTAGCCTCCTTCGGGATCTGCTTAGTAGTACTGAAGGTATATACTAGGGATCGGCTCTGTCCCCTTTCTCCTAGCCCGTAGACCCGCCAGTAGTTTTCATCTATCTCCTTGAGCCTTTCAATTTCTGCCTTGATCTCAGCCCCTAAAAATGGGTTATCCTTGTAGGTAGTCTGATAGAATTCTACATCCTTTCTAGGTAGCACCTGATCATAGATCCAATGGAATTCCTCCGAAGGGTTAAAGTCAATGATCACCTTTTCATTTGTACGGAAAAGAAGTTGCTGCCAATCTTCAAAGGTCAACTCATTAGCCTCATTTGCAAAGAGTAGATCACGCTTTCTACCCCTGATTTTCTGAGGCATATCAAGGGAGATGAATTCTATCGTATTGCCGTTTAACTTGTATTCAGATGCAGTCTTGCTGTGGTCATCTTCTGAGTAGATATCGTGATCCTTGAGGATAGTTAAAAAGTCACGCATGACAGTACCCCTCAAAGCAGGGTATGTCTTCCTACAGATCGTTATAATCTTACCGCTGTTCTTTTCACAGTATGAAAAAATAATCCAGAGAAGGATGTTATAGGTCTTCCCTGATCTAGTGCCACCTTGCTGTACTACTATCTTGCTTTTGCTACTTTCAAGATGGCGAAATACCTTATTTGTTTTGATACTAATTGCCGTCATCCACGATCTTCACCTCGAATACCTTTTTGCCATCTGCTCCCGTGATCTCCTGCCGTTCTACATAGCCCCTAGATTTCCCCTGAGTTTTAAGAAAGAAGATGATAGCAGTAGTATCACCGCTATCAATCTTTTGATCTAGTTTCCCTTCTACAAAATCAAGCCTTGAATTTCTGCCTTCCTGTACAGCCTGTTCTAAGCCATCCTGTTCAATCCATTTGTAAAGGGTAGGTCTTTCTATACCCAAAGACTTTGAGGCCGCTGAGAGGTTACCAAATGCCTTGACAATGGCTTGTTCTATCACAGATCTCTCAGGCTTTTTCATATTGTAAAATTTTGTAAAAGGTTTAGTCTAATTTTTCGTTTCCTTGCTGAAGCACTTCAGGTTCTTCTACTTCTTTTTCTTCTACTTTGTTGGGAATCCCTGCATCATCTAGCAACTTCTTAAACAAGTACGCTAGTTGAAAGATTCCTTCCTCCTCATCTAGTGTGATACTTACTACCTTTTTAGGGCTATTGAAATTCAATTGAAAGTTTGACATGATTTTTTTTGATTTGATGTTTATGTTTTCTTTTTAATCCATCCACTTCCCATGAGTCCTGAGATGCCAAAACCTATGTTTCAGCACCTCAAGGATCAGTGATGTAAGGCTGTCCGATTCATAGAATCCTTCCTCCACTTCTAGTTTGAACTTTGCCATAGTTAGAAGGGTAGATCGTAGTCTTCCGCCTGGTAAGGAGTTGCAGTAGTAGCAGGCATCTTGTTAACCTGTGGCTTTGCCCCTTCCTCTTTCTTGTAATCGTTTAGGGTAATATTCACATCCTTACCGAACTCATTAGGCTGATCATTGATATTGATGTTGATATTGAAGTACTCTTTCCCGTTATAGGTGTAGACATGATTCTTTGCTTCTGTCAAGCAGATAGTAGCAGTTAGCCATGATGCACTTCTTTTCTTCCCGTTTCCTAGTCTGGTTTTTGGTTTGTTGTCCATGTGTTTTTTATTTGGTTTTTCTTCTTCTCTTGATTGGCTTGTTTTCTATCACCGGTGCCTCTGTGGTGAATGCTACCTCTACCTCCTGCAAAGCCTGTGCTGCTTCCTCTTCCTGCTGCTTTCTGTACCAAGTAGTATTTTGGTCATTGGTGTACCATCCGTATAGGTAGTTCACTAGTTCTGCCCTACATGAACTGCACCAATGGCTGAAGTTGTGCTTCGGGTTAACGTAGGTAGTGTATAGGTGAATGAGTTCAGCATATACTTCCTTGCTATAGTTGCGAATGAAAGCGTGCTTCTTATAGCACTCGTAAAGTTCGAAATGCTTCTTGAATAGTTCGTGATCTTCTGGAGTCATGATTGAAATTTGTTAGTGAAATGATCCTCCACATTTAGGTAGATGAAGGGTACTATACTACTGATAAATATCGCTTCTAGCAAATCCGTTTTTAAGATTAGAAAAAACAGGCTAATCCAGAAGGACATACAGAAGGAGCAGGAGAAAGGCTTGACTAGTTTCCGCTTTGTTACCCTTGTAAATAGGGCAGGTACATTCAAGATGTAGAAGTAAATCAAGGTTATCCCGATTGACCCTAGTATACTAACTGCTGCTTGATACATTTTCTAATGTTTTTAATTGTGATGAAAATTGAAGTATGCGGAATGCCTGTCTGCTTTGATACCTTCCTAACTGAACCGAGTTCGACGTACATCTTAAGAATTTCCTGATCGTACCAATAAAGCCCCTCTACTATTTTTGAAATTGAGTCTGCTACCGCCTGGCTGTTATCGATTTCCTCCTCTTCTTTGATAAACTTGACTATGTCTTCTACAGGTACTAAGGTTGCATACATCCTGCCAAACTTCCCATATTTTGAATTAGTTTGATTGCAGCAGATGCGAACTATCCAGAACTTGAAAACCTGCTTTCCTTTGGCTTCTAATTCCCTGAGTTTTTCCTGATCGTATTCTAGTACTATGACTGCTACCTCTTGCCTGAGATCTTCCCATAGATCCTTACCTATGTTCTGGAAAACATATTTAAACTCCTGATCATATAGCCATCCAATCGCTTTCATTTAAGGCTAATTACTTCGCCTGTAGGAAGTCCTGCGTAGTCGCATAGCCATCCGTTCCATTCGAACCTTATCTCTTTGTCACGGCCTTTAAATGAAGCCGCAAGGAGTCTAATCTGTTGCTGTACTATTTCAATACTTTGAAAACTGCCCTTTCCCTTATTCATCCAATTAGACCATTCACCGCTTGAAAGCCTGTAGCGGATCTCAAGGGAATAATCTAGTCTAGATTTTGGGAGCATTCTAGGCATTCTGTTTCTTTTCTCGGATGACTACCTCCAGACCTACTGCCTCGCAGATCATTCTAAGATTGAATAGGCTAATAGATTCCCATCCATTCTCTACCTGATTGATAGGTGCATGGCTTATGCCTAGTTTCTTGCAGAGTTCTAGTTGGGTAAAGCCGCTTTTCTTTCTGGCTTGTCTTATGAATCTTCCTTCTTCTACGCTCATTTGGTTTGTTATTTTCTACGAATATAGGATAAAAATTAATATCCAAGGTAAAAGGATGAATTTTGTCTAATCTGTACAAAATCCTGCTTGACATCCGCTACCTGTTCCGAAGAAAAAGTCTTGTTGCAATCCAATTTTTTTAATTTGCTCGTAAGTAATATTTGATTTCCAGTTATAATTTGAATTTATTTCCATTTTATTAAACCACTCCATTTTATTAA